GAGATCTTCGATGTGCTCCATGTGCACGTTCTTCTCTTCTGCAATGATAGTCTTCAACGTCTTCATATAACTATTATACCTGATTTTTGCATTAAAGTAAAGTAATAACCCTACGGTTTGTAAGGTTATCTTTTACCCGTGGTTATCTGAAGTACATTATTATTAATTCTACTTTTGTAAGAAGCCAAAGCACGTGTTCCTGGATATCCAGGGATTGCTTTCCTAGTAGAATCATTTCTTATCAGAAACCAAACCTTTTTATCATTAGGCACATCAGATAACTTTACTATTACGCTGGAAACATTAATAACCAATGTATTAATACTGCCGTCAAACTTAAACTCACTACCATCAAATGTTCTGGTGACTACACAGCCATTACCTAATATATCACTTCCGAAAATAACATTCTTCGCTTCTTCTTCTGTAGCCTCAATACCAATATTTGGACTGATTTTGATAACACTACCTCCAATAGTTTCAACTGTAACTTTTTTATCAGCAACCATTTCTGTCAAATATTTTTGGGCATTATCCCTCCAGAGGGTATCAGCAGATTCCCAATATTCAGCATTATCTTTTTTAAGTGAGATCGGGCACTGTTTAGAACCAGAAATTATCAATACATCAGCTTTCTTTCTTCCTGCAGTATCAGCTCCAACTTGTTTTGATGTTGTAACTTCTTTACATAAAAATTTATGTTTTCCATCAGTGAATAAAACATCACAAACACCATATTCATTGATTATGTTATTAATAGACTTAACTAAATTTGCTTCGTTCTCAACACCAGCAGATTTAGTTCCTTGCGCAGATAATGGTTTCACTCCAACTCTATACCCCTCAACATCAATATGTCCCATAGAACCACCAAATGTTCTAGCTGGATTTTTTGTACCACCAAGCTGCTGCAACAAATTATTGAATACCGTGTTTCTTTTTTCGTTGGTCAAAACGAAAATAGAACGAGAATCTTTATCCTTAATGTCTTTGTATCCTATCTTTTTTAGATAGTCTTTTAACGCTTGTAATTTAAGAAATCTGTTCGCCATAGATCACCTATACCTATAACTTAAATAAACAACTATTTATGCTTGCGTGACAGACGAACTTGTTTCTTATACTTGCGTTCCCATTTCATCACCTGCTGCATGATCTTTGGGATAGCGTGATTGTTTCGATAGTCGTAGTTGAAAGTGCGCAAGACATAATTCATGTTCTTTGAATCTGCCTTGGACTTGTTGGAGCGGGAGATTAAAACCTCTGTTGGAATGTTTGGTTTGTTGTTGCGGTAGTCAAAGAATATACAATGGGCATATGCTTGGATCTCATCAAACTCTGAGAGATACTTTCTCTCTTCATTCTTCCTTCTTTGCTTGACTGTTTTGTATGGGAGAACATAACCTGACCACTCTCCATCTCTGCGATCAAACTGCATGAAGTGAATCAGCTCATGCATTTGAATCTGTATCAGTCTATATTTGAATTTATCCCAGGTGGTTTCCGTGAAGGGGAATCTATCGTAGTAATCCGTGTAGATATGGATGCCGATCTGACGTGGCTCTGGGTCATACTCGCCACCTATCCCGACGTAGGTTAGATAACACTTGGCTTTGGATTTCTCCTGGCGGAACTCAATCTTGGTTCGCCATTTCTTGAAGTAGTTGGTCAATCCCCTGGAATCGTTACGATACTTATCTAAGTCATTCCATACTTTTGCAGGAATGAACTTCGCTCTGAATGGACGCTCGTGAAAGTTGAGCATCTCTATCCAGTCGTAGTCTAGCGTTTCTAGGAATTTCATACAACTATTATACCCCGAAAACAATTAAAAGGCAATACCTACAATTATTTAGGGTCTACCCGTTTTCTGGTAGATTTTACAATGCGAAATTATCCGAAGAACTCGTCCAGCGTATTCTTTTGGCTAGACATATACGCTTCCTTCCATCTAATTTTTAATGCCTTTTTCTTCATACCTTTCCATGGTCCACTGGTCTGTTCTTTATCGTAAACCTCAACGAAGTCGGGAAACTTCTCAGCGAGTATTTCTTGCCCTCTATTGTGGTTTTCGATAGTTCTATAAGTTTCGCATCCACCTTTGGTGTTCGTGGCAGATGGGTTAACTCTGTAGTGGTTGAAGACGACATTCTGATAGCCAGTTGTCAACAGCTGTAATGTTACATAGAAATCCTCTGGCATTAAAACATACTGTTCTCCCCAGTCAATAGAGTCTGAGTCAAACTTTTCAGAATAGAAAACATTGGTATAAACACGGGTGTTAAATGAATGTGGCTTTTCCTGCGGTGGAGTATTGTGAGTGGAAAGTCCTCCATGAACATAACCCTCGTCCATAAAGTTCTCGATCTGCGTCAGCATATCATCAAACTCAGATTCTGTTGTGTTCTTTCCCTTTAGTTCAGAGTCAATAGTTACAAACTTCAGATCATCGTCCATAACAAAAATGCGTTTACCTTTCCAGTTTGCTCCTATATGTTTACGCGTAAGAGCAATACCTCTGGTACCAGAAGGTAGTTTCCAAACATTACAAGAAGTATACTTATTTTTCATGTAATCATATTCATGTTCCTGAACAACCAAGGTAACTATTTGATGATGTTTTGCTGGAATGCTACTCAAAGTTATTTGATTGTCACAACGTCCAAGTGTCGGAATAATAATTTCAATGCTCATGCGAAAAACTCCTCAAGTGTAGTTTTGTCTGCTTCAGGGTGATACTTCATTAGTTCAGATTTGCCCAGCTTAGATTCGCAGTAGTTATACCACTCGTCACTTGTCCACATTCCCTGGGTAACACCATTCCAAAGTGGACGCCATTCTGGGTGATCCTTGTTAAGTCTGCGCGATTCAACAAAGTCAAACCTAGTATCCTCATACTCTTTGCTTCCAAGTTCCAACATTTTCTCACGGAAGTAAACCACCAAACTAATCCTCTCAGCTATGTCATCATGACAAATGATCTCGGTATTACCATGCATAACCTCATGGTTGTTGATTAGTAACAGATCACCTGGTCTAACATTCACCGCGACTCTGTACTCTGGCGCAACAAGATAAGCACCTGTATAGTTACCGTTGTTTGTAAGAGTTAACAGATTTGATAAGCCAGAGTTTAAATCACCAGCATCTCGATGGGCTGCTGTTCTGAATGTCTTGTTAACTGTCACAGTGGTGAATGGAGTTTCTGGTACCAAGTATCTAGAATCAATTTTACTGGCAGCTTCCATTTGATTGCCATATCTCCATGGCATCAGTTCCTTGAATCCTTTAGCCAAGGACTGAAGAAACGGATACGACATTTTAAACTTATCGAAGTTATCTCTGGTATAAGATGTAGCTCTTCCGTATGGGATTCTTGGATAACGATCAAACCATCCAGCAATACCTGAGTTAACTGAATTCGCATAGGTAGTTTGGCAGATTAGTTTGTCTGCAATAAGCTCTGCAGATTTTTTAGCATCATCCTTACTCATTTTCCTGGCTTTTTCTACCCACGAATCAAACTCAAAATTTTCCTGCTTGACTCTTTCGATAGACCAAACTCGCGCACGATTAGAGACAACATCTTTCTTGTCTTTATACTTTTTCTTAATCTCTTCAACTGGATCTTCACCGAAAAGATTTTCTGATGGCTTTAGAAAATGATCTACAATGTCATACTGATACTCAGTTACCCATTCGCGATTACCAAGTTTGTCAGCACGTGGTCCAGCAGCAAGTCCACGATTCTGAGTTTCAGTTGCTGCTTCTCTTAACCCAGCATAAGCTGCGTTCTGTTGTTCCTGCGTAAAATAATTCTTACGAAACTTGAGGATTACTCTTTCTTCTGACAATGACTCTGCTTGCCCTGGGATGTGTGGCATGTATACATCTGCATCTTCTTCGATCAAAGTATCGTAATGACTCTCATCAAGAAACTGCCCAAGTAAATGTTCGCAATCAATTTTTTTATCAGCGACAATAACTTTCATCTTCTCTCCTTAAAACTTGAACCCACTAAAAGAATCCGTCTGCATTCTTTTACCGAAATCACTCTTATCAAATATTGGTTTATCAATTTCCTTCTGCCCAGAATCAGATAATCCAACTTGCGCAGAAGTCTCAACATCATAAAGTTTCATCTTAGAACGATCAACCCCAATAACGAATCTCTTGTAATAATTTGGATCACTGTATCGATTTTTCAACTGCTTAACAATAATCTGATTCAGCTGTTCCAACTCTTCATTACTCACCAATGCAATCATAAAGTCAGCTGTGGCTGGAAGACCAAATGATTCAGAAGTATCTTCCAACCCTGGATCTGAGTTTGTGTAACCAGATCTGGTTGTCTGCGTAGCTGATATAATTGGAACATTATATTCAACTGCCAGACCACGCAACTCTTCAGCGATTGCCTTAATATATGTATATGAGTTTACATTCGCATTCATTTTCATACGCTGGCTGGCACAAATATTCAGATAGTCAATCATAATAATATCTGGTTTAAACTCCAGCTTCATCTTCAACTCTTCAAGCAAGGCACGGAAGTGACCTGCATGAGCACTAGCAGTTGGATATTCTTTAACGATAAGTTTACCTTGCGTCTTGTTATTAATCTTATCAATCCTACTCTCAAAAATATCTCGGTCAACAACCTTCAACTCATCCATGGTCAGGTTCAAAAGATTCGCATCAATACGTTCAGCGATTCTTTCTTCAGCCATCTCCATAGTTATGTATAATACATTTTTGTTTGCTATCAATGTAGATGCTGCCACGTGACACATAAACAATGATTTACCAACACCAGTACCAGCCAAAACAATGTTCAATGTTTTCTTGCTCAATCCACCCTTAGTGATCTTGTTGAACATATCAAGATCAAATGCAACCTTCTCTTCTACTTTGTGATAGAAGTCATATCGTTCTGGTGCATTAATTATGTAGTCGTGTCCTACATGGTTGTCGAATGATACCGCCAACGCATCCGAGAGGATAGATGGTATGGCGTCTTGAGTATGCGCTGGATCTTTACCGTCAATGATCTTGATCGAATCAAGAATGGCGTTGTAAACTGCTCTGTTCTTACAGAACTTCTCAGTG